CTATGATTCCGGCAATAAGAATACCTATACCAACTAAGCCCTGCTCCATTTTATCGGGGTCCATATCCGCAACTTGTTTTACGGCCAACACTAAAATATTAATACCAATCGAAAAGGCTATAAGTCCAACTGCGCCTTTAATCATTGAGCCACTACCACTAGATAACGTCTTCGCTGTGATGACTAGCATTGCAGCTAAAGCGCCAACTCCAACCAACCCTCGAGTTAAAGCGTCCCACTCAAGTTTAGCTAATATAGATACAGCAACTGCCAACAAAAGAACAGCAACCGACATAGCTAGTACACCAATAACAACTGTAGTCATTGTGCCAATACCAGCTGAAACTTTACTAAATAAACCCATAGCCGTTACTAATTCGGCAAACAATATAGATATTGCAGTTATCGCTTGTGTTAATTTTGCTGAATCAATAAGAGACAATGCTACAATAGATATAGTCAATAAGGCCAGTGCACCTGCAAGTTTTAATAGTGTCTCTGCTTTTAAATTCTGTTGCCAAGCCTGAAGAGAGTCCCCAACTTCCTCTACAATATCAGCTACTCCTTCGAAAATATCCGCACCACCATCTACAAACCGTTTCATTCCCAACACTAACGCAGCTAAAAGCCCACTATTAAATACATCGACTATACTATTAAATTCTAAATCTCGAATATGTTCCGCGATAAAGCCGCCAATAGATCCAATAGCATCACCTACACTTGCGCCTAATTCCCAAAATCCAGGTGCGAGTTTGGCCACCATGTCCATGATTCCGCCAAAAACAGATTTCAAAAGATCTCTCAACGCCGTAAAAGGCTCGAATCTTATGGCCATCTTTTCGCCTAAACCATCAAACATACTAAAATCAACACCACTAAAAGAGTCAAACCACGTGCCAATCATAGCAATGGCTGGTGCAAAAGCTTCCAAAACTGACGATCCAAACGACTTTACTTTATTAATTATAGAAGCAAATTGAGACTTTGCACTCAGTAAATATCCACCCAATGTGCCTATAGCCCGTCCGAAGAAATCTGTTTCTTTTATAGAGTCTCTTAAATTTACTAAGAAATCGCCTATTCCGGCTGTGAAATTCAATATAGAGTCTAACGATGGAACAAAGGGCTTTATTGCATCCCAAACCACCTTGGCTAGAACCTTAAAGGCTTCAAGACCAATATCGACAAGGGCAAATAATCCCTTGAACGTCCGCTTTAATTTATCAGCAGCAGGTCCACTTAATACTAAATTATCAGCTAATTTTCGTATATGATAAGCTATTTCAATCAACTGTCTGGCAGTTACTGGCGGAAATATCTCTTTAAATGCCTCTTTTATTGGATCCATAACGCTTAATAGAAACTTAAATGCTATAGCAATAGATTCAATAGTAAGTCTGCGACCACCCTCATCGTGCCATTCCTGAAGTACCGCGTTTCTTGCATCTGCTGACGCACCAATTAAGCCGCTAAGAGTATCACTTATGTTAGTAAATAAGATCTTAGCTTCATCGAAATCGCCAAGTACTAACTCCCAACTTCTAGTCCAACCAGACTGAGCTGATTCTTTCAACACATCAATAAGTTGGGTATAAGTCTTTACCTTTGTTGCTGCATCTAAAGCAGTTTTTCCCATCTTCTGTATCGCAGCAGTTTCCTCGGCAGTATAGCCCATATTTAATAATTCGGCGTCAGTTAAGTCGCCAGTGAATTTAGCTAATGAATCAAGCAGAATTTCTTTAGTTAACCATCCCTTTTGCAATGAATTTCTAAATCCGTTCTCTTGCTCCATAATATCATCAATAGCTACACCATGAACTCGAGCTGAATCCTTCAATGCTTTCTGGAATACTTCACCACCCATACCAGCATTGACCACAGAATTCCAGTCCATTAAACGAACGGTTCCTGTAGATATAGCCTGTGATAACTGATACATAGCCGTGGAAGCTTGTTGTGAGTTTGAACCAGATACAGCCGCTAAGTTGGCAATACCTTTAATGCCTTCAACCGATGTATCTAGATCTATACCAGCAGCTGTAAATGTACCGATATTTCTCGTCATCTCAGTAAAGTTATAAATCGTTAAATCTGCATACTCATTCAATTCAGCTAACGCGTCCTTAACTTGTTCCAGGGTTGTTCCTTTTGCGTCCGTATTAGCTAAAATAGTTTGAATAGCATTAATTTGAGTTTCATATTCGGCCATACCAGATTTAATCGCTGCTAAACCCGTGACATTTTCAAATATCTGCTTCCCCATGTTAATTAAAGCGCCGGTGATTTTTCGTACTGCCTCGAATCCTATAATACCTAATACAGAAAATCGGGAACCTAAAAGAGAAACTCCAGAAGCAAGACTGCCAAAAGGCATACTAGCTGCAGCTCGACCTAAATTAAATAAACCTCTAGAGGCACCATCAAAATTTAATCCACGTTTAAGGACATCTAAGGACTTAGTTGATGTACCAACTCCTTTTTCGAATTGAGCATTATTGAACTCCATATCAACAATACGCTTGTCTATGCTTCTAGTCATTTAGTTACCTCCTTCCACGCTTTTTCAGCTATCTGATCAAATATAGGTCTAATTGCAGGATTAATAAAATCTCGACCTTGAACGTATCCACCACCCTTAGTGGCATGCCCATATTGTAATAATATAACAATGGGTACACCACCCTCGATACTACTATTTGTCCATGAGATGATATACCCTTTAGAATCTGAAGAAATTTCATAGGCCCATGCCATAGCTGTCGCTCCAGTGTCAACCGGTGTAACAGCAGCTAAAGCACTTACGCCCATCTGGGCATACTGAAGTAATATAGCGTTTATTTTAGCAGATACTGTTCTAGCGTTACGAAAAAATCGTTCTGTATTTCTAAAACTTCCTCGATGAGTAAATTTAATCATAGACGCTCCTAACGGTTAATCTCTATCTACGCACCAGTGGTAAATCGCTTCAACCATTTGATCCATGGTCTTCTCTACCATTCGTCCTTTACACCAATTGTAAATATGATCCATCATCTCTTCTAGAGATACTTCTTCCTCTGGTGGCTCTTCTGGCTCTTCCGACTTATAAAAATCTTTACCTTCCATTATAGCCGTCCAAATTTCATCAATTGATACGGCATGATACATTGACCACCAAGCAATTCCTGAAGCACCTAATAACCAGGATATACTTTCAATTTCTTTCATCTCCTCATAATCAACAGTATCACCTTCACCATTATATGCGCGAGCGCCCATCACAATTGGCTTATCTGTAATATCTCTCCACTGCTGCCAGGTCTGTTCAAATAACTGAGTGTATGAGGATGCGTATGGTAATCGATTATAGGCCATAGGAATACCGAAATCGGCATTACCATATTGTGGTGCCATTGCAGCCCACAATACACTTTTTGGATGCCATGTAGATGACTTTATAGGGTCCTGATATCTTGCCCACCAACACCAGCCAATCAAACTTCCACGATTAGCTCGTTCTCGACAAGCTTGAAGCATCTTTACAGTTCGAGTGTCGGATGCTGGAGCATCATCCCAAGACTGTTCCGCATCAAATATAACCCCTTCCAGATCAAATTCATTTACCAGATTGGCCGCCAAACGACCTAAATGTACTGGATCATCCTCTTTATATACAGCAGCACAAACGTACACATTGATACCAACGTCTGGAAGCATTTTAGCTAACCGCGTGTTTAGCTCGTAGTGTTTCCATCGCTGAAAATGTGTGCTATGCAAAATAACAGTTTCAATCCCAGCATTTTGAAGTTTAGCGATAATTTCATGTACGGCGTCTTCAATAGACATCGATGTGACCTGAGGAAGATCTAAAGCCATTTGAATAGCACCATTATTAATTTCCCAAACAAATAACGTCTTTCCAGGAATTTTATACTGTCTTTCCGTCATACAACACCTAGCCTTTCGTATTATACTTCGCTCTTCTTGCAGCATTAAGTTCACGATTACGTTTATGCATTTCAGCCTTGGTCATCTTTTTTGGTGGTTGATTCTGAATATTACATACATTAATCAATGTAAGCAACCGATTTAAATGCCATTTTTGACATTCAAATGGAATATTTAAAACTACCATCCAAGAATATATAACCTCAGATGTAATTATTCTATTATTAGTAACTTTATTATGTCGATCGGAAAAGGTAGTGGCTGTCATTGGCGCTTCAATATAGTCCGTTACACAATTTAATAATTCCCTAGTAACTCCTTCATATACACGTACCGGAATGTTTTGTGTTAAAGTCATATACCGAATATAATCAATAGTTTCGATAACGGTCTTCCCACTTTTTGTAAGAAACGGTTTATGCCATTTAGCTTCCCATTTCGATAAAGAGACTAAAGAATGCTCAAGAGTGAGAGAATATGATTTAATATTAAAAAACTCACTTGTCGTCTCATCATAATATTCTTTTGAAGGGATGACTATCTTAAGCATCTTTAGCCTCCAGAAATAACTAATTCAAGTTCGGTTTCAAGTCCTTCGGAAGAATACCGTTCACAAACGCTGCAGCAGCATTATCACTATCAAGTAATTCCATAAATAACTCGGAATAAGCCCCAGTCTGTATAAAAGCCGTTGAGAGATCTTCACTTTTAACGAAGCGTTTTCCGTCTCCAGTTTTCTCTCCATACGCTCTCGTGATTAACTCTTTGAAAAGCGTAAACAACTTTGTATTATCCTGCTCAGCGACAACTTTCTCAATAAATGCAGTTAAACCGCCGGTCATAGATAATTCCCATTCGGCGAGTTCAGCTTTTGAAAGGTTGAAATAAAAATCTTCAGTCCTCTCATTGTCTTTATAGTCAACGTACGTAATAGTCTTTTTTAACATTATAAATCTCCTTTTAAGATAAAGTGTGAGGAGCCCCCTCCAAACGGCAGAGGACTCCTCTATTCAATTGTACCCGATTAACCTAACCTATCTCTATACATCACCAGATATATATCTTACGGCGGGGTCAATAAAGCTATTACCTCATCGGGGGTAGGTAAAGTAGGATCTGTTGGGTCATCCGTACCCCACAGTTCGGCCTCAAGTAAGGCCAACTCTTGCGCAGCTGGAGTATTCGAATCAACGACCAACAGCGACATAGGTTTAAACCCTGTGATCAAAGCCGGAATACTGGATACTTCCCAGCTGAATGTGATTGCTTCAGGGCTTTCATTGATTGTGCTATAAGCTTTCTCACTAGGTGCGGCGGTCAAACCGTACAACATGTGCAATTTATAGCCAAAATCATTACCATCAACCGCATTACCATAAACAGTGCGATAACTCAAACCGAACTGAACACGCGTTTGCTGTCCAACCAACAACCCAGGTGCAGCGGCTACAACGAGCGAACCGTCGCAAGCCATGAACTCATCCGGGAAGGTAAATGCTTCTATGGTTGCAGCTAATTCTTCTGCGGAAATCAAATTCAAATACTTAATATTGTCTGCGTAATGGGGCTGGGGCTCCGCTCCTGATGGGCTCTCGTTAATACTTACAATACCATTCCAAGCAACACCAAGAGGATATTCGCCAGCACCATCCATAGGATATAGAACACACCGATCAATACCGGTTTCAAATGTTCTTGCAGCTAAAACATCCCAAACTAATAAAGCCATATTTTAACTCCTTAAAAAAACATATTAAACACATCGTGGTTTAAACCTGCTGATGTGTAATGACGATCAAATTGACAAGTAGATAATGCCGCAACTTGATCTGGAATAAGACTGTCTGGATCTTCATCAATCACGGTAATCATATAGTGTTTCTCGTGACGATAGGGTTTATTATCAGCATGGAAAGTAGATATGCGTGTTCGCTCGTAACGAATGCAAGGATACCGCATGTTCATACTAGCTGGAGGCTGAAAATATACATTATCCGACCCTAAAAGTGCAGTCAAAACGTCATGTAAATCCAACCTATCACCCATTATAGACCTCTCCTAATGCTAATACTAGACGGGGCCGCTGAACAGTTACACTTCTAACACTCCAGCGAACCCCCATCCAGGTTACATATCTTATCTTGAAGAAATTTTCAGTTGCAAAAGGATTCGAAATAATACTGACGCGATTGGTAATCACCAAATTATCATTAAGGTTTTCCGATTTCTGCGCATTAACAGACGTTCGCAGAATATCCCCACGATGATTATGCTCGATTATCTGCTCCTCCCAAACTCCGGGCGAAGTTTCAATCTCAGTCGCGAATCCAATTGCGCCGTAGTATTTCAACATAGATTACTCCTTTACCGAAGGTTAGGCAGCAACTTCTTGCTCAATAACGATCGCCGAATACAACCGGGTCAAACAACCGGAGATACGAGTTTCCAACAGATATTTGTACTGGTTATAATCGATGTCAAAGTCATCGAACATAGTCGTTTGGCCACCCTTATCGGCACCAATGGTATAATCTTTCAAGTTCACAACGATGGCCTTCAGGGTGTACTCAGTTGCGTCTGGAGTACGAGAAAGACCTTCCATCAAAGGAACCTCAATCACTCTCGAAACACGCAGAGCTGCAGCCAGTTCACCAACCGTCTTATACAAACGATGGCCAAGAGTGTCTTTTTGCAGAAGTAGTTCGGTGAGTGTCGTTGGTGCCACAAAAGCTACTGGGTTACCAGATCCTTTGTATGTGGCTCGAGCTTCGATGAAGGCATCCGTGAGATCTTCGACATCATCGGTCGGACCCAATTGATGCTTGATCGTATAAGCATCATCATCTGTATAGATGGGGCGCACATTGGTTTCAACGATCTTATAGTCTGAACTAACCAGACGACCATCCGAAATGAGTACTGCACGGGCAATTTCTTCATCCAGCATCATTCGCATTTCCATCTTGAGCCAAGCAACGACATCCATCGTAGTGACATCAATGATGTCATCGCGATCCAGTTTCTGCTTCTTATAGATGGTCTGCGGGGTAGTAACACGCTTAGCAAGGGCGATTACTTCTTCGACCTTGAGATCGCCAGTCACATAACCCAGGGCACGAGCCTCTTCTGTGGTGAGATCCACCGACATACTTTTAATCCGGGAAAATGGTGAGTGATGCGTACCACTCATAACAGAGCCCACCCATTCAGTATCACGTTTGTACAGATCTGGGGTTGGTCGAATTGCCTTTGCATCCGGGAACAGATAATCCATGTTATCAATACCGTACGTGCCAGCGTGAGCCACAAACGCATCCATGGCATCATGGGCAATCACGGACTGCTTGAGTGAACCGTACTTGTTCATAGCATCATCGATGATGATTTTAAAATCATCATGGCTCAAAGTCGGTTCCTCAGTCTCCAGTGTGGACTGATCAAATACATTTTGTTTCATAATTCTATTATTACCTCCAAGGTCAGAGTGTTCTGCATCGTCATCGCCGCCCGACATAAGTTCGGCGATCATAGCATAAACTACGTTCTTCTGTTCTTCAGTCATGCTGTCAAAAATTCCACCAACGGTTGCATCGTCATCGGCATGCACAATGTCATCATCGTCATCGTCGTCTGCATGCTCGAGGTCATCATCGTTAGATGATGAATCCAGATTGAGACCTGAATAAATTATAGCTTCATCTTCAAGATCAGTCTGCGTTCCATCGGAATGCACAATTGATACATTATCGATCAATGCTCCAGGATTAGCTCCGGAAAGGACCAAACTAATTTCCTTGATGACGCCATGAACAACATCCTTTCCTTTCTGAACTAATTTATTTGCATAAATCGATAAATCGGTTATATCGCCATGAGTAACCAACGTTTTTGCATTCGTTCCAGCTGGAGAATCATTTAGATAACAATACACATATACACCATCTTTACGGTTCTCCAAAAGAGCATGTCCAAGAACATTATCTGGAGTATCATGCATATGCTGCCATACCAATGGCACTTTTTGACCATCATTATCTTTAAATGCATCACGACGAATAACTCGACCGTCACCGCATTTTAGATTGTTCTTAGTGGCATAACCACTAAAATCGGCTTTTTTACGTTTTGCCATATTTTATGTTTCCTTTCTCAAATATAGATTTCACTCTTCTTTATCAACCGGAACGGGGTCTGTCTTTTCCTCTTCTTCTGGCTGATTAAGATTTTTATTGACAAGTTCATCTGAACGAGGATCCTTATTGGGTTTATAACCAACAACAGCTCTTAATTCGTTTGAACTGAGTATCTCATTACGAGTGAATTTATCTGCAATCTCGGCCAAATCTGAAGCCGGTACAAGCTTAAACGGGTTACGAAAATAACCAATCGATTGTCCTTGCGTTCGTCCTGTCCGTGTAAGAAATGTTCTTCTAAAACTATCAGCAATAGAATCTAATATCGGTTCTATTGTCCGACTATAGTAATTTAGCATTTCTTGTTCGCCCGCTGTTCCATCAAATACGCCTTCTGTCATACCTAACTGGCTATATAGCATTCTAGTTAGAAATTCGATTTGACCCATTAGATTGTTTTCTACAGGACGATTAAGTTGTGTGATCTTTTCAGTACCATCCGCATAGGCGATACCATATTTAGATCCTGCTAATTGCTCAGCAATTTCTGTTCGACGCAAATTGGCTTGTTCTAAACGTCGAGTAGACTTCACAACGTAAGGTAACTGAATAATTAAATCCAATTTTCCCGAACCGGATTGTGTATCTATAGCATCCAAAAGATTAAGCTTATAAATTAATCGTTTCAAGGTAGAGTTTGGTGTATTCATTATAGCATATAATGGATTCTCTATAATCGCCACCATTTTCTTCTCTAATGTTATCTCTTCTGGGATGCCTCGCTTTTCATTATATAACGAAAGACGAACGTGTTTCGGATACCATTCTATAACTTTAGCTGTCCGCATTGATAAAATATCGTACGAAGCAGACTTGCTAGGATTTATCGAAGTCTCTACCGGTACAACTGCTATGACGCCCTCATCACACATAGACATGACTATATCTTGTAAAAAAGCCCGTCCGGTTTGATCGATATTTGCAGATAAAGTTAAACATCGATGTAGACCTGACAGAATAACGTCTTCAAATCTATTATTCTCGTCTACTCTAATGTGCTTAACATTAACCGCTGCTACATCAATAGCTATCCTGTTATATATAGAAGCGATAATAGATTGCTCATTACCCACCTCTAAAACTACACGATCTGGCCGGGAACTATAACTTGGACCTATATTATATGGAAGATATTTGTCAGCACCACTAAAAGCACTCCATGCGTGACGAAGTCTATCCGTAATTCGCATGTAACCTCCTTTCTAAAGATTTATACGTAGTTTTCCGATCTCAACCATCATGTTATAAGATGGTTTTTTGTATGCTTGCTCTAACGCGATTTGTGCCTTTTTAGATGCCGTTTCTGCTTTTTTTCTACTCGCTGTCGACTGTTTAGCAATATATGCGGCCGTTTTTTGCTTTCTGATATCCGACCCCAATACCTTAGCCGCATCACTCGCGTAAGTTTTTATATGCTTTTTATACTCAGCCATAGCCTTAGCCGCCTTCGCAGTTTTACCTTTTTTAGCTAATTTTACAGCTTCGGTTTTATATTCATTAGCTAACATATTCCATTCGTCAACAGACGCTTTTTGAAGCCGAACATTTCGACTAGCTCTTTTTTCTCCCTTTATTGCTTTTCGTTCACTTCTTTTAGCTTTACTGAGCGCGGCACCGGTCGAAGAGGCTGTTCCTTCAGCGTTGTATTTCTCCTTAAAATTCTTTCTCAAAGTCGAACGTTTAGCCGATCTCACCCCCCACCTCATACCTTTGACTCCGTAATGAGCTAAATACTTCGCTATCGTTTCTTCTTGATATGTTCTCATATGCAGTCCTTTACTCTTTAAATTTTAAATCGATAACTTTAGGATCCGATAAAATTCTATCACCGAAATCACGGTACGCTTTTTCCGCATCCGCCTTTTTAACTATACGGTTCGCCTTTAACAAAACAACAGCAGTTGCCGCAGCTTTTACAGCCTTATCCGCAAATAATATTTTTTGCTCTGGAGAAATTCTATACTTTTTAATTCCCGTTTTTAATTCTCCTGATGCAGCATACCGCTTTGAAACATTTCTAGATAGTGCATCGTCTTTTAACGTCTTAATTATTGATGTAACTGCAATTTTGCCAACTTTTTTAGCAATTACTGGCGAAGGTGCCTTACGATATAAATATGCTAATTTCTTGGGATCCATTCCCGCCGTCACTAAATCCTTAAATATTGCTATAGCAACTTGGCCTCCTACTTTCGATCCTAATCGTGTAGCAAGACTTTGACTATGATATTTAGCTAAGGCTTTATCTTTTCTATGCTTAGCACCCGTTGAAATGGCCTTAGCTTTCAATCTAGAAGACGCATATTTACTACGTTGTTGACCATATGTCTTTCTAATCCCCCATTTCATGCCTTTGGTACCGTAGTGACGAAGTCCTACTTTTTCCTCTATAATAATAGGCATAGAAGCAATCACCTCCTTTATTTATACAAATATCAGAAGGCTGAACCGATAGTAATTCGTCTCCAGTTAGCATCAGCTATCGTGTTTACTGCCGTCAATAGATACAAATATGTATCGTCAATCAACAACTGATTCCGAATACCCACTGTGCCATCAATGCCACCAGCTAAAGCTTCAACTGCACCAGTATATGCACCATTGGTCAGCGTTTCTTCTACGGCAATATCGTTACCTGCAACTCCCGCTATATCAGCTGTCAAATCGACAGTATCACCAGTACCATCTACTCCAGCAACACCTTGTGTATCTTCGGCGGCCATAGCAGTTGCTAATGCTGTGATTGCGTTAGCAGCTGTACAATCAGCACCTGATCCAAGAGTTCCTGCAGCAAAGACGTTACCATCATCATCAAAAGTCTCTGTTGTAGCAATTGAATCCGCATCAGTACCCCCGACAAGAGCTGTAATCACACTATCGTCACCGCCAAAGGCAGCTGCGGAAACTGTTGGATGAGCGGTATTGAACTCATCATCGCCATTGATAGCATCTACCAGGTTTGCTTGCGCGCCCGCGGCATCTGCACCAATATCAACTTCACCATCAGCAGTAGCTGTTCCTACTGTCACAAAAGTATAAACCTTCGCATCTATCGTCAATGTATCCCCTGGAATCGGTTGCGTAGCCATCGACAACGTTCCTGTCGAATGCGTCGTATCTGACTCGATATCAACTGGAATATTCGCTGGATCCGTTGGATCTTGACTCACTGTGGACAGAAACTCATACACATCAGTTAGTGCAATTAGAGGATTATCGAATGTAACTGTCTCTTCATGCAATACAACACCTGTAACTTCCAACACCGCAGCAGCATTAACTGCATTAACCGGCGTCCCAGTAGCTACACTCTCAATCAATTCACTAAACAACGTACCAAAACCCATTTGTATTGTTTTGTGGTTGAGTCTATTAAGTGCAACAATTTCTTTCGTGGTCAAACTTCTCATAGTTTATTCCTTTCTACTTCCATTTTGACTAGTTACTACAGTTCATCCGTACGTATCTCGCAGACAGCACTTTTAGTCTGATTCGCTATGATGCCTGTTGCACGAAGGATGTATGTAGTATTTCTGGTTAGACCAATTACCAGTGGCGTTACTATCTTATCCCCATCTAATGAGGGTATACCATCTAATAGGGTACTTGAAAGATCGTTATCCGGATCCGATTTAAGATGTATGTCAACCAGAGGTGCTGCTGGTGTGCCCCACCTAGCAAAGTTCATAGCATATTGAACTTTTTCATTCGGACCCTGAGACTTTGGACTTTCAACTACAACTCGTTCAGAACTCATTAATTAACCTCCTTTATTATCTATCATAAGGAACATCCAATTCGGTGTTACGTTCACGAACTACTAAATCAGTATCACGTTCACGAACTACTAATTCTGTTGAACGAGCTTTTACAGTCAAGGGCACTCTTCTAAAGTCTACAAACCAGTATAATGTAGTTTTATCTACAACGGGAATACCTAATTCAACATCTTCACCAAGTAGGTTGAATAATTGACCGATTACACCTTTATCAATTACTAGAATACCAAAATAGATAGATTGTCCAGACAATTGGTTAATAACTTGAGTGAGAGTACTTTTGTCTACTACAGGAACACCGTAGTTAACCTCGTCTCCTAGTAGTTCAAATACCTGTCCAAGCGTACTTTTATCTATTATATGAATACCATAGTCAACATCATCCCCAAGTAGTTCAAATACCTGTCCAAGAGCGCCTTTATCAATTACAGGAACACCATAGTCAACATCGTCTCCGAATAATTCGAATACCTGCCCTAGCGCACTTTCATCTATTACAGGTACACCGAAGTCAACGTCATCTCCAAGCATTTGATTTGGTGCCAGTTGATAGATCATCGGTTTGTCTATAACCGGTACACCGTAGTCAACATCGTCTCCGAATAACTCAAATACCTGTCCGAGAGTACTCTTGTCTATTACAGGCACACCGAAGTCAACATCGTCTCCGAGTAGTTCGAATCCCTGCCCTAGCGCACTTTCATCTACTACAGGTACACCAAAATCAACATCGTCTCCAAGTAATTCGAATACTTGTCCAAGAGCACCTTTATCAACTACAGGTACACCGAAATCAACATCGTCTCCGAGTAACTCAAATATCTGACCAAGGGTACTTTCGTCTATAACAGGTACACCAAAATCGACATCATCTCCTAGTAACTCAAATATCTGACCAAGGGTACTTTTATCGATTACAGGTACACCGAAGTCGACATCGTCTCCTAACATCTCATTTGGTGCTAATTGATAGATTGTTGTTTTATCCACCACAGGTACACCGAAGTCAACATCGTCTCCTAATAACTCAAATATCTGTCCAAGAGCCGTTTTGTCTACTACAGGTACACCGAAGTCGACGTCGTCTCCAAGTAACTCAAATATCTGTCCAAGAGTGCTTTTGTCGATTACAGGTACACCAAAGTCGACGTCGTCTCCAAGTAACTCAAATATCTGTCCAAGAGTGCTTTTATCGATTACAGGTACGCCAAAATCGACTTCATCTCCTAGTAACTCAAATATCTGTCCAAGAGCCGTTTTGTCTACTACAGGTACGCCAAAATCGACATCATCTCCTAGTAACTCAAATATCTGCCCAAGAGTACTCTTGTCTATTACCGGTACACCGAAGTCAACATCATCTCCTAGTAACTCAAATATCTGTCCAAGAGTGCTTTTATCGATTACAGGTACACCAAAATCGACATCATCTCCTAGTAATTGATTTTCAGATGATTGTCCTAACACAGCCTTATCGACTACCGGTACACCAAAGTCAATATCATCACCAAGTAATGTTCCTATTGGTCCTATATATGCATCGTCATCACGAATAATCGCCTCATCGATATAATATTCGCCGGTTGCACTCGCTGGCCATGCCCCCGCTATCCCGAAGTAATACCTATAACTTTCACGCACTCTATCACGGTTACCAATATCAGATACCACTTCTTGCGAAACGTCGCCAATCCACCATTGACCGTAGCCATCATCAGCTCCAGGCGCACTTTCACGCACAATCAAAAATTCATACCATTTCGCTCCTACCAGATCTTTGTAGGTACCTACATGGGTTCCACTTTCATCGTCGTAAAATATAGGTCTGATTTGTAACACTCCACTATTATTGTATACCTGAATATAATACAGGTATCCTGATGGAGAGTAAATATTTCCA